GGTTAATTCAATGAAAAAAGAAATAATTGATTTAATAAATTTGATAAAATAATATGGCAACAACTCCTAGTGGATTAAATATAGCTGATGCGGAAGCGTTAAGTAAGCAATATCAACAAACCTTACAAAATTTACAAGGTAAAATACCTGAAGGACAATATTTTCTTAAAGATATTGGCGAGGGTGGTAAATCTCTTATTCAATACCAAGGTGGAAAACTTGTTGGTCTTGGTTTTGATCCACAAACATTAAAACAAGATACTAGTTCCGTTGATGCTTTAAGAAAACGATCAATAGATGAGGGTTGGACATATGCATCTGGTAATAGTTTTGAAAATATGCTCGAAGGTATGTACAATACTGGACAGTTAATTAGACCTGGAGAAATTAATTATAAAGGCAAGACAATCGGAGAATGGACAAATGATCTGACAGATGAGGCTATAAATAATTTGGGAATAGATAGGTCGCAAATTATTGATTTAACTGATTCTGCTAATGCTTTGTATAGGGAGGCTATCCCAAACGAAGTTGAATATAAAAAGTTCGATTTTGGTGGAGATTACAGTAAATTATTTAAAACAGCTGCTCAAAAAGCTGATATATCAGATGTCCAACAGCAATATAGTGCATATAATCAAGCAGCTAATACTGCTTTGGCTGGTATTAATCCTGCTAATGTATCTTCGCATTTAGCTAGCCAAGGAAATGTTCAGACAGCAGGTAGTACAACAGGTCAACAAGGGTCAACAGGTGTCAACACTAACCCATTTTTTGGTATACCGGCATCAGTTAGCGGTAAGCTAACTACACCAGAACAAGCCCAACAATATAAAGATTTAAAAGCACAAGGTCTATCTGATACTGAAATTTTAAAACAGCTTAATGTTTCAACATCTCAAACAGGTTGGGTAGACCAAACTACCGGACAGCAAACACCGGCTGGCGTTGGAATGCCAAGCGGGCAAATGGGAAAAAAGATTTTAAACGAAGCCGATTTACAAGCTAAAAGAGATGAGCTGGCAAAAGCGGGTGTTCCACAAAGTGAATGGAATAAATACATCAGCAGCCCGGATGCAACCGGCGCTTTGTTTTGGAATCAACCGGCTACATTATATTCATCAACAGGCGAAAAGAAAGTGGTAGCAACAGGATCAACTGAAGCTAGCCAGTTATTATCACAAGGTTGGACTTTAAATCCACAACAAAAACAAGCGTCAATTACTTCCGCTGACTTAATTGAACAACCGCCGATTGATATGGGTGATTTTGATGTTAATATGTTTTCAGATTATTCAAAGTCAAATACTGCCGCCGCTAGCGCTGCCACAACTGCTACCAATACGGATAATTATATTGCCCAATTACAGCAAATGCTGACAATGCCTGATACTTCTGAATCTAAATTGCTGGATCAGCTAAATCAAATGCTTTTAACTGATACTCAAAGTTTAACCGGCAGAGGAGCAGCACAAGCCCAAGCCGAAGAAGCAGCCGGTATACAGGCTACAAAAGATGCTTTGGCGACTAAAAATGGTGAGTTAAAAACTAAACTGGCTGAATTGGAAGCGTTAAAAGCTAGTTATGAAATAGCAAACCTCGAAGAAGAAGGTAGACCACAGACATTATCAAGACTACAAGGCGCACAGGGCAGGAATTATAAAATGTATATGGCACAAGCCAATCGTATAACATCAGAAGCGGGATATTTACAAGCTGAAATTTTAGGATTACAAGGACAATTAGAAGCATCTCAAGAAGCCGCCAATCGTGCGGTTGATTTGGAATACGCCGACAGGGAAGCGGCTTATAATGCCAAACTACAAATGGCTAGCATTTTAGAAAAACAAGTTGATAAACAAGAAGCGACATATTTGTCAGCCGTTCAAATGTATTTACAAGAAAAACAAGATGCAGTTGCCGAAGAAAAAGCCAACAAGAAAGCAATATTGGATGTTAAACTGCAAGCTATTAGCGCCGGAATTACCGACCCATCTGTTTTAGCTAAAATTGGCGGTGCTAAAACTTATGATGAAGCTTTACAGGTGTTGGGTACAAATATGCCAGATACAAGTGGTGGCTTAGGTGATATGGCAACAAATGATTACAAAAATTGGTTATTGGCAGGTGGTGAAAATAGTGGTTATACTTTTGCTGAATGGCAAGGAAAGGCTTCTCCCGGAGAACAATCGGCATACTTACAGCAAGTGTCCGAAAGAACTTTACGAAGTATTAATGAACTATTACCACAAATTAATTCAAATACAACTGGTTGGGGTGCTTTCTTAACAGGTAAATTACCAGAGTCTGAAGCTAGAAGTTTTGCTGCTCAATTAGATACATTAAAATCTAATATTACTTTTGGAGCGTTAGTTGCTATGAGGGAGGCATCGAAGACTGGTGGTGCTTTAGGGCAGGTGTCTGATAGAGAAGGAAAATTGTTAGAGTCTTCTCTTGGTGCTTTAGACCAATTACAATCAGCCGATCAATTAAAGTCGCAGTTAAAAAAGATAAAAGATAGCATAACAAGATTTAATGATGCGGTTGCAGTCGAAGGTGGAATACAATCAGGTGTCCAAACAAGTAGTCAATATTCAAATGCCATTGATACGGCATTAAATAGTGGGTGGGGAGCAAAAGATATTGTGAGTTATTTGGGAAGCACTGATGATAATTTAAGATTACCAATTGAAGAAGCTATTAAGTCAGGATATGACGATAATGAAATACTTAATTACATACGAGGTTTTAATAGCGACCGAAAAGTGTCGTTAAACTACACACCAGCCACATTAAAAGATGTTCAGAATATAAAAGACTTTAGCAAGGTAAATACAGCATTTGGTTCAGGTGTTGCGACAGGTATTCAGGGTGGAAGTAGTAAATGGAAATACGGACTAGATTTTGTGTTAAACGGTGGTAAAGGTGCGCCGGTTAAATTTCCTATAGGTGGTAAAGTAGTGTCGGCTAAATATGATGGTGGTTTTGGTAATAGCGTTAAAATCCAAACACCTGACGGAAAAGTTGTTAGAATATCTCATCTTGATAAAATGAATGTAAAACCCGGACAAACAATTAACGCTGGAACATTCATCGGAACGCAAGGCAATACAGGTTCGGTAATAAAAGTTGGTAAAGGTGGAACAGGCACTCATCTTGACATAACTGTTTATAAACCAGACGGCAAACCATACACTTCTCAAGAAGTGGCGGCAATGTTTAATACTAAATTAGCATAAAAATATATGGCAAGAAAATCCTTAGATGAAATATTTGGAAATGTTAAGTCTAGCCAAATAAATAGCAGAAATCAGGGTAATCAAAGTCTTGATGAAATATTTGGAAAGCAAACACAAGAAGTTAAAGAGGAAACTCCAAATCTTTTGACTAACCCATTAAAAACTTTAGCTAGAAGTGGAGGGCAGTACATAGGTGATATTGTCAGTACCGTTGCTCATCCTGTCCAAACAGTAAAAGGTTTGTTTAATTTGGGGCAGGGTGCTATTCAAACTGGTTTTGAGGGTGCAGTTGAGGGTATAGCAGGAAAAGATGTATTTAAACAAAAAACTGAGCAACAGGAAGTTTTTGATGCTGCCGTAAATTTTTATAAAGATAGATATGGAAGTGTTGAAAATGCAAAACAAACTATGCTTGAAGATCCTGTTGGATTTTTAGGGGATGTTTCAATGGTTTTTCAGGGTGGTGGAGGATTGTTAAAACAAGCTGGAAAACTGGGGCAAGTTGCAAAGGCAGGCAGTGTCGCTAGCAAAGTTGGTGGTGTAGTTAGTAAAACAGGTAAAGCCGTAAGTAAAATTGGGACAATATCAGAACCAATTAATGTTTTAAAGCCAGTTTCAAAAATTATTACTAAACCAATAGCAAAAGTTGTAGAAAATGTAGCAGGTGGAGCGCTTGGGGTGTCAACCGGTGCTGGATTAAATGCCATAAGAACAGCGTTTAAAGCACCTACTGATGACTTTAAGAAAGCATTAAGAGGTTTTGTTGACGAAACCGATATACTAAAAAATGCTAGAGATGCTTTTTATAAGATTAAAGATGATATGGGAACATCTTATAGAAAACAATTAAATGAAATAAAAAACTCAACTCAGAATATAGATATTAAGCCAGTTATTGATAATTTAGATGATAAATTAAGGCAATTTAATATAACTAAATTAGATGATGGTACTTTAGATTTTAGTAGATCAGTTATAAGCGATGGTGTTGAGGCAAACAGAGTTTCAGATATGTTAAAAACTATTGAAAAATGGGATGATATGACTCCGGCAGGATTAGATATATTAAAACAGAGATTAGATGATTTTTATTCTCCGTCTAGCAAAGCCAGAGCGATCGTAACCTCAGTTAAAAGTACATTAAGAGATTTGTTGGTAAAAAATGTTGAAGGGTATGAAGAAATGACTTCTGGTTATAGAAGAACAAAAAATTTATTGGATGATATAAATAGGAGTTTAGATAGTAAAAATCCTGATACTGCTATTAAAAAAATAACAAATGCTGTTAGGCAGGATAATAAATTTAAGCAAGGGTTATTGGAAGAACTACAAAAAGCGTCTGATGTTGATATTCTTGGACAAATATCTGGTTATCAATTAAATACTTTATTTCCAAAAGGTTTTACAGCAAAAATACTTGGTGGTTTTTCAGGTTTAGGTGCTTTGAGTTTTAATCCAGCTCTTTTATTACCATTAGTGGCAGCTTCGCCTAGAATAGTTGGAGAATTATTAGTTGCCTTAGGTTTAACAACAAAGCAGATAGACAATGTGTTAGATTTTTTGACAAAACCAGAGTATGCTGAAATTAGAAACATATTAATGCAATCCGGCAGAATTGGTGAAGAAACTAATATTGAAGAACAAATAACACCTGAAAATAGAAAAACTTTAGAAGAAATATTTGGAAGTTTATGATTGAAAAAATAATAACAATTTACAGCATTCTTTTTATCCCATTAGTGGTATTTAGTATTTTTTATTGTTATCAAATGATTTATTTATTGTTATTTAGTTTTCTATTATTAGGTTGCCTTCAATATGACAGACAATAAAGAAAAATTAAAGAAATTACTTGAGATAGTCAAAGCCGGCAGACTAACTGAAAGCCAGTTAAAAGATTTATTGGTTATTATTAATGGCAATATATCAAAAGAAGAATTTACTAAGGCTTTTAAGATAATTAAAGATCATGTTTTGGCAACTGAGATTAAATTAATAGATAGATTGGATAAGAAAACTGAAAAAGCCAATAAAATGATAAACGAACTGATGATTGACACAGAAAATGAGTTAAACATTATAAAAAATGACAACGACAGCACTTTTAAGGGCATTAAACGGCGTGCCTTTGAGGTTATATCCAATTTGTATGTTAAAAGCGGTATAATTACCAAAATAGGCGAAATTGACGCTAAATTAGCCGAGGTTGATAAGAAAATACTGGAAGTTAAAGATGGCGAAGATGTAAACCCGGAATTAGTAGCTACAATGGTTTTAGAAAGGATTGATAACACAGAGTTAGAAGATAAGATTAAAAGACTTGAAGAAGAACTAGAAGAAATAAAAAAGATGAAACTACGAAAAGGTGGTGGTGGTACTTCAGCTATTGGAGTCAGACAGACATTTAAATATATTGCTCATACAGAGAAACCAGCCGGAACTATTGATGGCGCTAATAAAACATTTACAGTTGAAAATGATATTTGGTGGGTTGCCGGATTTACAATTAATAGTCAAGTAGTAGCTGAACTTCCTAATTTTACTTATGCAGGAAAGACTATTACTTTTGATCAAGCAATACCAGCGGTTTATGCTACCAAAGATTTTGAAATAAAATATATAGGATAATATGAAATATTTAGTTTTCTTTTCAATTTGTATAACAATAATTCTAGCCTGTATTTTTATAGTTGTTTTTTCAGTTGGCGCAACCGGTGATACATTTGGTTCTTGGCTAGATCCTTATTTACCAGAACAGGGTGGAACAGGAACAAGCACACCTCCAACAATAGGACAAATTTTAATCGGCGATGGAACGGGTCAATATGATTTAACTAATAGTCCAATTTTTATAAATTCCTCCACTACCAACGCCTCCACTACCAACCTATATGTAATGGATCATATCGGAATACAGACCGAGGAAAGTTTCCACTCTCTTGAAATTGGTGGAGTGTCAATGAAGATAAATACCAATTATAAAGACTCTGATGTTTCTATTTGGTTTGGTAATATTGGTTCAGGTCAAGATAGATTTTGGCTGGATAATTGGGATACCACTTATTATAACGATACTGCTCAAACCTTTGTTTTAAGTGATAGATTGTGGATTGAAAGCGATTTGACGGTGGTTGGTAATGCTTCTACTACCGGCTCAATGACGGCTAACTCACTTAATATTTTAGACGTTGCCAACATAAACGGTGACGCTGACGGTAAAATAATAACTTATGCTACTGGCACAAAAACTCTTTTGGGTGCGATTGGCACAAATAACTTTATCTTTGGAAGTCCGTCATCTATTACTACGGCGGCTTATAATTATGCGGTCGGGCAAAATGCTTTAGCCTCTTTAGCTTCTGGCGAAAATAATGTGGCTATTGGTTATGCTGCTCTCACCTCAGCGACATCTTCAGATTATAATGTGGCCATCGGCCCATTTGCTTTAAAAAACAACATAGCCAGTTTTAATCTGGCTATCGGCAGAAACTCTTTATACTACAACACTACTGGTGCTTATAACTTCGGTCTGGGGAATGCTTCTCTGTTTAACAATATCAGTGGTAATTACAATATGGGATTAGGGTCAGGGGCTTTAATCAGTAATACGACAGGACAAGCCAATATCGCACTAGGAACATATTCTTTATATCACAACACGACAGGCAACAATAATATTGGAATGGGCTATCGTTCAATTTATAACGGCAATGCCACTAACACACTGGCAATCGGTTATAGGACTGCTTACGGGACAACTATCTCAGACCATCAAAACAACGCTTTCTTAGGTTATCAATCAGGATATGCTATTACGACAGGGGACAATAACACTTGTCTTGGTAATTCATCATGCGAAACAATAACTTCGGGAGATAGTAATATTATTCTAGGTTACGATTTAGAGCCGTCTTCTGCTACCGCTTCTAATGAAATAAATATTGGCAATATTTTAAGAGGAGTGGTTAATAGCGGAACTGAATATCTAACTGTTACCACAAGAGATTTAGTCGGCGGTGGTGCTTTTGTCGCACCTTTAATTCAATTTACAAATAATAATGCTATCGGACAAAGCACAAAGATTGGGGCGATTGACAATGGATTGTTTATTTCAAACGCTGATGACGGATTGCCACTTTTAGCTTTTGCCGGTGCGGTTGCTACTGAACCTTATGCCATTATGCAATATTCTACTACAACACAAGAATTGGTTTTAAATTTAGATACTGCCTCTACTTCGCAAGAATATTTCACTTTTGGAAAAACCGAAATCAATGGTGATTATTATCCGATTATAAAAGGTTATGGAGATAATGGAATGAGTGATGTGGTTGCTTTAAATAACACTCTTATTCTTACAGGCGAAAGTCCGTTTATTGGTTTTTTTGATACTGATGATAATACTTATAATTTATTGCAAATGACGGCTGACGGCATTTTAACTTTAGGCGGTATTTCTTCTTATCGTGGAGCGACCTCCACTCAAACAGGACTTAAAGAAACGATAACTACTGCAGGTAGTTTATTTGGTCAATCATACTTATACGACCAAACCTGCATAACTTTTAAAGACGGAGTTAAAACAGGATTTTCTGGACCGAGCTATCTTGGGGCAACTTGCGGTAAAATAAACGACTTAAATAGCGGTGACGGTGTGTGGCAAGGTGGTATGTCTTTTCTAGTCTTTGCTTCAACAACACTTGGAACTTATCCCTTACCATTTACCAAACAGGAATTAAAGGAACACGAAATTGATTTTTATCCAAGTACGACAACTGACAGATATTTTAAAATTAGCCAGTTAGATTTAACAGGTTCAGCTATTGGTAATGCTGGATATTATCCAATACTAGGTGGGTACTCTGATGGTGCTTTTAGTAATATCGTAGCAATGCAGGACACAATAATTTTGTATGATACTTTAGATGATGATTTAACCAGTTTGGCTTTTGTCGGCAATCAAGTCTCAAGTATTGGCAGTATTGAATATGATAATCAATCCTATACCTTTACTTTTGATGAATTATTAGGCGATGCCAATGTTTTAATGACCGGACTGCTAACGGTTCAAGGAACAGCCACTTCAACACTCGCCGGCAACTTAGATGTCGCTGGAAATATTGAGGGTGGAAATATTTATACTGGGGATTTATTCTTCGCTAACGGCTGGAAAATTACCGAAGCGGAAAAACTAGGCAGGGATTATTCAGGACTGGTTGTCTTTAATGGCGAGGGGACAGAGATAATGGAAATAACAAACGATGGCATTGTTAATGAACAGATAAAGAAGCTAGAGGAACGAATCGCCGAGTTGGAAAACAAACAAAATTGGCTTATTAAATTAATAAAATTTATATGGACAAAGATTTAAAAAGAAAACTATTTACTGAGATTTTAAACCATCTGCCATTCACAGATAAGAGAACGCTCGAATTAATTCTTAATGAATTATTGGCAGTTGATGATATAAAAGAAGAAGAACAGATAAAATTATTAGAAGAACAAAAAGCCAAAGAGATAGCTGAATTGGAAAGCAAAAAAGCAGAAGCGGAAAAAGTGATTAAGGATGTCAATGCTAAATTATCTACTTTAACTATTAATGTTAAATAATAAAATCTATGGAGGAAAAAAAAGATTGTAAAACACCAATTATAAGTAAAGAAACTTTAATGCCGTTAAGTCTAATCCTAGTTATTTTAGGTGGTGTTTGGTTTATGTCAGCTCTTAATTCAGATGTTCAAAACAGTAAATCAAGAATGGATAAAATGGAAGATACTATTGCCGAAGTGGCAAGAGTTCAAAATCAAATTACTGAATTGACTGTTAAGATAAACAACATTGAAAAAGTTTTAACAGAAATGAAATGAGCTACTATCAAGACGACCCGAAACCACCAATGAAGACATTTTTGGTAATTGTAATGCTGATTATTATAATGATGTACCTTAGTACGCTCTGACTTATTCTATTTAAATGAATAGGATAAAAATTTTCAAAGGCTTATCGGTAGGATTAGTCCTCTGCGGATAGGTCAGAGCGTATTAACCACAAGGAGTACAGTAATGAACAGACGCTTGTATAAGGCGGTATGGAACTACGAAATGAAGATGTTTGAAAGTGGAAACTGTTGTGAGGAAAAGACTTTGAAAGCAATGCACAAAGCAAGCAGAGCTAAGACAGTCTTTTTACAAACCCACACTAACGAGGAGTTAAACGCAGAATTGTCAGTTATTCAAACCGAAGTAGCCAAATGGCTATTACAAAAGGAGATACGAGATGTCAGAAAACACAGAGTTGAGGAAAGCGATTTATGCTTACAGGGCGTTGCCGACAGAGGCAAACAAGAAAACAATGGAGGACGCAATCGCCGAGTACGAAGAAAAATTCGGCAGAATCACCACCGCCTTTATTGTTAAGGAAAGCAACCTCAAGGTTGACGAGAACAATCGTAATTTGCTGAAAAAGCACATCGGGTAGTTCTTTAAAGGCTTAAAGGTTTGAGCCTATCAAACCTAATTTTTAAGGAATAATAAAAAAATATGCTATCAAAAATCCTACTTTCGTTAGCAAGAATTTATTACAAAGGACACGGATTTAACGCACAAAAAATCAGAAAGCAAATTAATACTGACGGCGATCATTGGTTTTTAGGGGCGAATAACGTACCAATGGAAGTATTACAGGAAAATGGACAATGGGATGAGTATTTGCCGGAAGATGAATTCCAAAATATGAATGGCGTGGAAACTTGGGCGTGTACTTGTTATGGAACGCTTAACGCTTTAGAGATATTAATTAAAAAGAAATTCGGTAAGAAATCAAATTGGGCGGAAAGGTATTTGGCGGTATTATCAGCTATCCGGTATGGCGCCGGCGGTTCACCTCATACAGTTGCTGAAAATGTCCGAGTTAAAGGCAATGTTGCACAAAGTTTATTGCCTTTTGATACTACAATTACCAGCTGGAATAAGTTTATGTCGCCAAATCCAATGACTGCTGATATGATAAGTCAGGGCAGAAAATGGCTTGATGAATACGATTTTAATCACGAATGGATAAGCAACTTAACAACTCAAGGCTTAAAAGATGCTTTAAGATATAGTCCGCTAGGAATTGCCGTTTATGCTTGGTATAAGAAAGGTGAGTTCTATTATAATCCGGGCAGACCTGATAATCACTGGGTATGTTGTTATGGCTATGTAGACGGTCAGTATTGGAAGATTTACGATAGCTATGATAATACCCATAAGAAAATAGCTTGGAATTATCCATTTCAATTTGGTAAAAGATATTATATCGCCGCTAAAAGCTACGACCAAGTGTCAGCCGGTAGAGATTTACACGAACGATTAATTGGTAAGATTATAATCAGAGCGGAAGCCAATGGCGAACTTTATGTGGTTGAAAAGGATAAATTGGCGTTTGTTGGTTTTTTTGCCACTCATCAAAGAATACGAGAGGAATTTAATAAGTATTTAAGGGAACAGCAAAAGAAAGGCAACTTTATTGGCATATCCGAAAAGGATTTTGCCGACCTTTCAACTGCCATTGTGTCGATTGGCGGTACTGTTGAAAAACCTTATAGCATTAATGACTTAATTAAATAATATGAAAAATCAATCACTCACAATTACTGGCGTAATCGTAATGATTATTGCCGTTATCTTTGAGAAGTCGGGTGTGGAAATTGGCAGTGCTGAAATCCAAACCTGTATTGAAGTTTTAATTGCAGGTGCAGGTATTATTACCACTTGGTATGGTCGTTGGCGTTCAGGTGATATTACTTGGCTTGGTAGTAAGATTTCAGAATAAAAAAAAGAGCGAGGTTTATTTGGTCATTTTCCTCGCTCTTTTTTAATTGCTTTTGCATGGCGGCGATCAACGCTATGACTACTACTGCCAATATTCCTAGTATTGGATTTATGGCAAACAAGATAAGTATTAATAAAATTTCAACTAAACACATATCATTTCTCATTATTTAAGTGAATTAACTCTAATATTGCCCGTTCTAAAATCTCTCTGGTTTCTTTTCTTTTATATTTCTTAATCTCGGCAAGCAGTTTTATGGCTTTTGAGATTTTAGTCATATTATTTCTCCAAGTCTTTAAGTCTTTTATCAGTTGAGCTGGCAACATCAGCTAGTCCTCTTATTTGCATATCAACAATATCCCAAACAGGAACAGCTCGCTGTTCTCCTTGAATTGTCATATTAACAACAGGAGCGTCTAAATTCTCCAAACTTTGGAGTCTTGTTTCAATGCTACTTAAATCAATAGGCTCTGGTCTGGTTAGATAGACATAACCTGCTAGTAGTACGATACAAGCGAATAAAAATACATTTGTTTTCATAGTGTTTTATTTAATTATTTTAAATCCTTTTTCTTTTAGCATAGCAATAGCTTCTTCTGTTCTATCATCATTGTCATCTAAATAAGTAAATCCTTTTACATTCCACTCATTCAATTTAATCTTTTTACCCTCCTCCAATTCAATCACTTCATAAATATCCCTGCGAACAACTACACACTTTCCCCCAGTATTAAAAATACAATTAGATCCAGTATTAAAAGTACAATTAGACCCAGTATTAAAAGTACAATAAGACCCAGTCTTAAAAGTACAATCATACTCAGTCTTAAAAGTACAATTAGACGCAGTATTAAAAGTACAATCATACCCAGTCTTAAAAGTACAATTAAACCCAGTATTAAAAGTACAATCATACCCAGTCTTAAAAGTACAATTAGACGCAGTCTTAAAAGTACAATTAGACGCAGTATTAAAAGTACAATCAGACGCAGTATTAAAAGTACAATTAAACCCAGTATTAAAAATACAATCATACCCAGTATTAAAAGTACAATTAGACCCAGTATTAAAAGTACAATAAGACCCAGTCTTAAAAGTACAATCATACTCAGTCTTAAAAGTACAATCATACCCAGTCTTAAAAGTACAATAAGCTATACCATTAAAATCTAATACCAAATCACTTTCATTACTTGAAAATGTATTGGTTTTTTCATCCCATTCAAACTTGTCTAATGATAATGGTTTACCATTTTGTAATACTCTTTGTTGGACTTCTTGTTTTGTCATAGTTTTTATTTAATTTAATACTCTGGTCTGACGGGGGATTATAATCTTGCAGATTTATCATTGACATCTAAATCGTGGTATCCGATATTTTTTAGGGCTTCAATGAAATCGCCTCGGACACAGTTTGTACTAACCGCCACGCCACTACAATCCCAAACCGCCAGAGCAGGGATTAATCTGTTTTTATTTCTTTCCCTTCACTAACAACAATTTCATCTATATCAAAATTAACAAATATAGGAACACCATTTTCATCCCTTACATCTTGTTCTTGATACATTTTTTCTTCCTTTTTTAGTTCTTCTTCCCTATAATCTAATGCAATTTTAATTGCTTTCTGGTCATTATTGTTATGACCTTTCTCAATTATGTACGAGCAACTATTTATTGTTACTACTATAATTCCTTCTCCCATAAAGTTTTCCTTTCTCCGCTTATAGCGGTTAAAATATATAAATTATTTTTCAAGTAGTTCAGAATTCTCATATATATTGCCGATTACTTCAATGTCTGTATCAAATTTTTCCACTAAACTGACTAGAGGTATATGTTTTGCTATATAAAAACCTGAACCACTCCACTCTACAATAGCATTAAGTCCATTTTCAAATGCCTTTGTATCGTAATTTACAATATCCCCCTCATAAATCTCTTTGCCGTTCTTATCTTTTAGTCCTGTGAATTGCATAAGAATATGATGCCCGTGAATATTTCCATTAGGTGGTAAGTACGCACCAAGATAACTTTCAACGCCAGTCTTAATTCTATTACTTTTTTTATCCCAAGCACGAAACTTGATAATTCTATTTGTTGTTTTCATAAGTTTAAAATATATTTAATAAATTATTACAAGTCCATTTCCACGACCTACCCTCTTTTATCTCATTGATAGTCCACTCGGTAGAAAACCAGGGGTCTTGAGCTTGTTCAATGCTGATATTTGGGTGATAGCCACGATGTATTTGAAATAAGCCGTGTGAGTTTCCATTATCACCGACTGCTGTGGTATCATATTGGCTCTCACACCACGCTAATCTCAACAGTTTATCAGGGTCAACTCCCTCCCTTTCCGCTAAGTACCTAATAATATTCACAGGGTTAGTGGTATCAGCTGACACCGGCAAATGATTGTCAACCCTTTTTTCTTCTATTGTAAACCCCTCGCAAACAACATCATTAAGCGAACAAATATCCGTTTTGGGGGGAGTTTTTAGCTCCCCTCCTACTCCGGCTGTTGCAATAGCGTTAGAAATAGGGGGTAAAACCAACACCAAAGCAAGTATGTAAACGCCTATGCCGATCAAGGTTTTAATCGGATAAGCGGGTTTACTAATTTGATAATCCTTCCAAGTTTTTTGATACATATTCAATTTTATCTATTTCTTTTTTCATAATAGTTAATTATTTAATACCAATATAAGGTGGAAAAATATCAATAACCAGAGTTCCCCAGCTAGTTTTAAGACCCCATATTAAAGCTACGAATAAAAATATAAATAATATAAATGATAAACAGTTAAAGCTACAACTATAAGATTTTTTATTTTTATCTATTTCTTTTTTCATTTTATTTAAGATTTAGATTTTTAAGTGCTTCAAGCGTTCCTTTCATCTCGGGGATTTCTTCAACATCCTCCTCAACAACAGCCTCACACATCTCACCGCATTTTAAGCACCTGCCGACTTTAGTGTCGGGGTCAACTTCGCTTACTTCGGCATAACAACAATTACTTAGATAATAGTTTGACATATATTTTTTATTTAACTTTAATATTAAATTCCTCGCCAAAGGCTTCTTTTAACTTGTCCTTTGCTTCTTCAATAGTGATTTCTTTTTGTGTATTCAGATTAAGTTTAAGTTTAAAGCCGATAATTTTTTCAACAACCTCTTGATTAAACTCTGGCAATTTAGATAACTTTTGCCAAACTGATATTGGTAATTTTTTCCACTCATCTTCCCAATTATTATCTTTTAACTCAAGCTTAAAATCATCTTTAATTTCATTCCAATAATCTCTAATCTCACAATATCTTTTATCTGATACTTGCTTATTAAAAGCATAATATTCTTTCATTTTAATATCGTAGCAAAATATTACAAAACTGCTGGAATTAACACAACTGCTGGAATAAACACCACTGCTGGAATTAACAAAACTGCTGGAATTAACATCACGGCTGGAATTAACACAACTGCTGGAATAAACATAATTGCTGGAATTAACACAACTGCTGGAATTAACATAATTGCTGGAATTAACATAACGGCTGGAATTAACATCACTTGAGTTTTTAATTGTTTCTTCGTTCATAATTTTTTATTTAGTTAATTAGGGGGCGGTTTCAAAGGAGTCTTGATGAGGTTTAAATGTGGAAAGAGCGACCGCCCCAAGTTATTAAAAATTATATTCCACTTTCTCATTTTTAATGCTTACGGTAATTCCGGCCTTGTTTAACTTTCGGCAAGTGTCAATGCTCGGATCATCACCGGCATACAGGCGATATAAAGTCATTATTGAAACACCTGTGTCAAATGAAATCTCTTTGATTTCTTTATTCATTTTTTTTACCAATTCTTCAAAAGTCATATTTAGTTATCTTTATTATTTGCCGACCAGTCTTCGTACGCATAAACATCTTCTTTGCTTACACCGTAATATAATGCCCGGCCTTCTTTAATTAATCTATTTACTACAATATCAAATTCTTTTTTCCACTCCTCCAGTGCTTTAAAATATTTTTCTTCGTTGGTCATTTTTTTTAGTTGTTAATTATTTAAATTTTCTTCTTAACCAAATTATTAAATAACTGTTTCTGTCAGTGATGTGGCTTTCAAGCCAACATATTCTTCTTGAATGGCTAATTGAGTGTTCTGTTTCGTTTAACTTTTTTCGTTTTGTTAGGTGCATATTATTTATTATTAATTGCGTTAACTTCTTGGTTAATGTAGTCAGAGTACGGATCTTCGTTATTCTCGTAGTTTAAAACTTGCTTAACTTTTATCTGCTCAATTTGTTTTTTTATATCCATATATTTGTTTATCTATAATCAGTATAGCATAACTGACAACATTGTCAAGCGTGTTAATATTATATCAACTTTTCGCTAAATATAGCCAAATCCTGTACAATCTCAAGTGATAATGACTTTCGTATTTTCTTACTTATCCACACCATTAAATCGTCAATATGTATAAAATACGCAATCAAAGTTTTAGGATTTATCACTACTAAATAGGCTAATTCTTTTTCTAACATTATAATATCAAAAGGATTTTGATAACCACAATCAATTATTTTATAAACAAACTTTTCGTGAGCAACAATACTTAAATTTCTTTTTTGATGTTCATAAATCTCACTTAACGGAATTGGCTTGTTGTTTCTAAAAACTTTTACTTCAAGCGCTCCGGTATGAATTGGGCATTTATCCGATTTTAAATAATGGATTAATTTTGTGGTGGCTTTTTTTTCCCTCTTTTTCATAAAGTTTAGCGATAAAATCAGCTTTTTTTTCAACTACACAATTAAAGATATGTTCATCAACGCAATTTTTTGTTATAAAATGGATATACTCCACCGGAGTATTCTTATCAACGGCGGTAATTCTGGCTTTCATCTGAATATAACTGACAGCACTCCACGATAGCGAATAAAAAATCATTAAATCAAAAGTTTTTAATGAGTATCCCTCCGCCATATCCGCTTGGATTATTAAAGTGAAACTTTTCTTTTGGTTGGCTTTATTTATCAAGTCATCTCGTTCTTTTTTGCCAAGTGAGCCGTTTAGTATTTCCCCTCCGCAAGTCTTTTGAATAATTTCTTGTTCCAATAAATAATGGCAAACGACTACTGTCTTGTCATTTTCTTCTATTATCTGCTTTACCCTTTCCAATTTTTCTGATTTTATAAATTGATTTTTTGTATAGCCGTCGCCCTTTAAGCACCCTCCGGCGATTTGTGCCTCGTGGGTAAAGCGGGCGATTGGCTCAATGTCCAATAATTCTTCAATTATTTTTTTCTGTTCTTTGTTTAAGTCAAAGTATTCATTCTTGTTTATCTTTTTTGGCATATTTTCATTTCCGACCACTTCTTCCATTGAAACGAACCTGCCGATTTTTTTAAGCACTTTCTCAACCACCTGTTTAGCACATTTCTTCTCAATGGGTATCATTCTATTTCCCATTCTAACCATTGTATAACATTGATCATAAAATACCCTGTAATTGATTTTATAATTTAATACTTTAGCAAGGGCGTAGGCGTTCATTGCCGATGACCTGTAAGGCGTGGCCGACAAGCCGTAAATGAATTTCGGCTTGGTTTTTTTGATGTATTTTATGAAGTTTTTATAGAGTTGGGATTTTGGATTGCCGGCATAATGTACTTCATCCCAAATTACCCCGTCATAATATTCATATTTATCCCAATCAATCCTAAACTCTTCTTTACCAACAACTAACCATTTATAATTTTTATCCTTGCTCCATATCTTAATCTCATTTTCAAAGTTTATGGTCAAAGACTTAGGCGTAATCACAAGACACGACTTGCCATCTTGTTCCGCTAACTCAATTGCCGAGCGGGTCTTGCCACATCGGCAATCAAACCACAAACCAAAATACTTTGGGTCGTCCCTTAATATTTGTTTTTGATGTTTATATCTCATATTGTTACGCAAATAGTTAGCGTGGCAGCCGCCAGCCAATAAATAAAATGTTTAATGTCGCCGAAGTATAGATAAACAAAAGCGGCGCAAATATCTAAAATGATTAAGATCGTTGGGAATAGGTATTTCATACCTAACTCCTTATTGCCACACTTTCTTTTATAACTACTTTTACACCCGGGATAGCAACAGGTTTTACCGTTCTTGTTGCATCAGCTTTAATTCTTTTTAAGTCAAGTATCCAATATTCTTTTGGAATAATACTCTCGTCAACTATCTCAATATCTTTATCCTGCCTAATTGACATCCCTTCATTTTTAGGTTTGTCATATTCCGTTAAATCAGTCTTGGTATCAAACGGGTCGATATTCTTTAATGCCTTTTCTCTGGCTTCCAGTCGCATTTTAGCTTCAATCTTACTATATTCAAGCATTTTAGCTTTAAGAACCTTCTCACTATCAATTAATTGGTTCTTATATGGCGCCAAAATAGCTTCTAAGCGCCTTGCCTCATCTTTTAATGGTTTTATGTGTTTATCCGATATATCTTTTAAAAACGCACTAAAACGCTTAATATTTTTGGTTCGTTCCAATGCCAAACTGTTTGTTTGGCTATCGGTTATTTTAATTGTTTTAACAATATCTGTTAATTTAGTAATGTCTAGCACTACTTTTTGGGGTAAAAAATTTTCCATAATTATTTTTTTAGGATAATAAGGGGTCGGCTTATTATCTTTTTAATTATTACTCAAAATCAACTTCTAATGGTGCGGTTTCATCAACGTTTGTAGTTTCATCCTCTGTTGTCCATTTCTCTTGATATTCTCTTAATTTTGTCTCATCTTTTTCACCTAAATATCGTGGTTCGATTACTTTGGTATCATTGCCTTTATCGTTTTCCAAATCTTTGGCATAGACAAAACCCATTACAGCGCCTAAAGGAATTTCAGACATACCAAATATTATTTTGTAATCTTCACCAACCCTATTAGCACCCTTAGAGTAGGCACGACCGGACACACACATTCTTTTACCTTCTTCGGTTAATAAGATGTACTCAACTCTTTTGTGTCCCCATTGATCAAGGTTATTATTTTTTCTTTTCTCAACCAATACGCCTTTGATATTATCGCCGACTTTTTCCCATTTGACATACTCAAATTGAACACGTGCTTCATCGCTAAATAATGGATCTTTTTTTTCTTCTTTAATCATAGATTTTTAATCTTTAGTTATTAATCTTTTATTATTACAATGTTCTTTTTTAAATTGACCGACCCTTCAATTTTTTAAGAACAATATGTAACTCTGCATGATGTTTTTTACATAACCACATTATATTAAATGGTTCTTTATAATTTTTATGATGAGCTTCCGTATTAATATTTCCACAAATTTCACATTTTTGTCTTTTTAATTTTCCATTTTTAACCGCATACTGTACTGCTTTTCTACATTTTATTCTTTCTAAATGTAATTTACGATATTCTTGATAATATTTTTTTCTTCTTATTTTTATTTCTTCATTACTTAATTTTATTTTTTGTTTTTTATATTTATTATTTTTTATTCTATAACTTTTATTATATTCATAAAATTTTTCTTTGTTTTCTTGATAATATTTATTTGCATATTTTTTGACCTTATCTTTATTAATAATACGCCATTCTTGATAATATTTATTAATTTTATCTTTATTAATAATACGCCATTCTTGATAATATTTATTAATTTTATCTTTATTAATAATACGCCATTCTTTTGCATATTTTTTGCTATACTTATCAAGTTTTTCTTTGTTATTTTTATAATATTCTTGATAATATTTTTTTAATTTTTCTTTATTTTTAATAGCCCATTCTTTTTTATATTGTGATATCTCTTCTTTGGTTCTCATAAAAATTCCTTAATTAACCAAAAAAACCACAGATATTGCTCAAGACATACTATGGCTTTTTTGGTTAGCTAAATAATTTTTATTGTTTGTCTTGAGCATATTAAGTTTATCATTTTCTTTTTTTATTGTCAATGCTTCTATTAAAACATCTTCATATAAACAGGTAGGGCAATAAAATCTATTCCGCCCGTCTTTGGTGTAAGCATTCCCTTCATTTTGACAAAGAGGGCAACGCATGGTAAATGGTTTTTTCATAGTAGTTTATCTTGTTTAGGTGAATTAGTTGGTTTATTAAACTCAACTTTTTTATTTATTACAAATTCTTTTTTAATGTGATTTATCCACTTACCACAGTGTGAGCAATAAACTAAAATGTGGGGAGGATTTTCAGCAAATAACGCATCTTGTTTACCACATTTAGGGCAATTAATACTTTCAATCTCACTGTCAAACGCTTTGGCTATTTCGTTAATATTCATATTCACTCTCCTTTCCAGGTGCTTCATTTTTAAACCCAACATTTAACCACGCAGTTTTATTGCTTATTTTTGTATGTCTGACAAACGGTGCTGATGCCGGTAAATTCCTACCCAACAGCTCTATGGTTTCAATGGCAACATTTTTAGCGTGGCAATAATCACAATAATGATTGTACATTCTTTCTTTACTGATTGTTTCACCAATCCTTTGTTCAAGATAATCATAAGCAAAAGATGCTATTGAGCTACCTGAACTCATCATTTCGGTTCTAACCTCATCAGAACTTTTAGCATAAGAAAAATCATATCTCTGAAGTAGTTTGTATAATCCTTCAATCGCCCAGTTAAATAACCCCGACATTTCATTTTTTTTAGTTAGTTCTTCTATTAATAATGGATTTTTATTTTGTATCGTATTATCAAATCGTAATATAATCCAGCGATCAAAATATGCGTCATCGGATGTATCTTTAATGTTTGGTATTTTATTACAGGCAAAAACCAATTTGGCATAACTTTCAAAATTAAACGCATTACCAAATTTATATTCACCGGTAGAAAAACCACCTCCAGTAGCAATCTTAAATTTACCATTATCACCAATATCCTTAAATGATAAGTCATCATAAATATTGGCGTACTTACCATACAACTGACTAACAGCAAACTTATCAGTTGCTAATGCTTGTAATGATATTCCGGAAATATTTTCCTCACCCAAAAATTTAGTTAAAAGACGAATTAATGTTGTCTTACCGGTATTTTTCTCCCCAACCAATATCATTGCTTTTTTTACAACATACTTACGATAAAGACAAAATCCAAACCATTCTTGAATTATTGGCACTTGCCAGTCCTGTAACACCTCGGCTAAAAAAGTTTTAATTTTATCACAACCAGCCTTGGGGTTATAGTGAACAGGTAAAATATTTAGAAACATCTTTTTAGCTGAATGCTTTTTAAAAGTTTTATTTTTAATATCATAAACCCCATTTTGTAAATTAATGTAGTTTATGTTTTTATCAAAATCTTTCCGTTCGCAGTAAGTTTGTATTTTTATTTTGTTAATAATCTCGGTTATATCGTGTTTGGTTACGCACTCTTCCAAAAGACGAATAATTATTGATTCAATTTTACTTTGACCCTTTTTGTAGTAACCATTTTTATAGGTGTAAACCTCCGGTTTTTCTTCATCAATTGTTTTAATGTGGCAATCGTCTATTATGGTTTGGGAGATTTGATACATAGCATCTTTTTTTGTTTTTTGATTCTTAAACATTTCTTTAATGCTTTTTCTTTTTTCTGATTCTTTTTCACAAATATTTTTATAGGCTGTTTCAAGTGTTTTGTCATCAAGAGGAGGGTTATTGGCGTCATTCCACGCCACTATTGTGGACCATACTTTTCTATCCCATTGTGATTCAGGATAAAGCAATAGCAACGAACCAATAAATGATACCAGCGAGTTGTTTCTATTACCATCTTTTTGCCCTTTAGCTATTTCTAATATATTTGTTTTTTTAGCTTTTCCTACAATAGGTTCGAATATTGATAAATCCAAAGTTTTCATTTCAATATCGTCAAGCCCTATTGACCAAGAGTAATCACCATCAACATTACCAAACTGATCATGGTGTTTTGATGGCGGAGCTATAACATAAGAGCCATTTGCCTGTATTTCACCATAATGGATATCCCCATTTTTTAGTACAATCTTTTTTTGTTCTTCGGTTATTTTAAAGTAATAGTGAAAACCTTTTTTTGTCTTGACAATCGGGGCTTGTGGTATTCTAATATTTAATTTTTGAAACTCATTTATGTTATCAATATCAACTACGGCTAGTCCGGAAACTTGCCCACATATAATAGCAATCTTAGCATTTGGCCATTTTGTCCACCAATCAATGACTTGATTTTCTGTTGGTTTTGTTGTCTGATAATCAAGCCAAGATGATATTAATGGCATCTTTTTATCTCGTTTTTCATTAATATCTTTACCTACTGGAATAATTGAAAATCCTTTGGATAAATAATATAATGCCCACTCTTTATTTGTCATATTTTTATTTTTAACAACCAAAAAGAGCAGAACCACGTATGAATAGGGTAACGACACCCGACAAAATGATTCTGCTCTTTTTGGCAATTAATTAAATTGTTTTTCGTTATTTTATTCATACTAATTTGATTGTAGACTACTATATCAGCATTGTCAAATATGATTGGTGGATAAGTTTTTTTTTCTTGCTTGACAACCCTCTATGAAAGTTGTTATAATAATAATAGCTAAATTTAGCTATTATTTTTGTTAAAATATACTATTCATACTATTTTTACATTTATAGTTTAGTATTTGTAATTATATATATATATATATAGGTTTCCAAAAATAGTATGAATAGTCTACTGGAGGGGTTTTTTACTTGGAGATAGGAATTTGCTTAAAGCATAAATTTATGCTATACTTAATGTAGGTTAATAATCTGATCATGCCGTAGGATTCCAGATGCTTGGATTGTGGAGATTTGGATAAGTTGCCAACTTTAATTCGCTGGAGGAATATTGGGAAAACAATAACCATAGTTCCATTTGCTATTCCTCTGGAATTATTTATTACTAGGTTTGATATAATAATGCAAAAATGTAAACCAAAAGGTGGTAAGAAACGCTAATTTTTATTAGGGTTATTTTTTTTATATGGCAACAGAACGACAAAAAAGGGCTTTAATTGAGCTAGTAGAAAACGGTAGGAATAAGGGTGAGGCTTTAGTTAGAGCCGGATATAGTAAAAAAACAGCAATAGCTCCAACTAAGGTTACTGAGTCAATTGGATTTAAAGAAATTGCCGCACCAGTTGTTAAACAGTTAGAGGCTGCAAGACAACGAGCAATTGATAAATTAATTAAAGTTGAAGATGATGCTAAGTATCGCGATTTAACTGATGGAATTGATAAATTAACAAAAAATATTCAACTTTTAACTGGAGGGGATACGGAAAGAATTAATTACAAACCAATATATGGCGGCGTAAGTAGAGAAAAAGATGCCTAGAGGAATTTATAAAAGGAGTAAAAAACAAGTAGAACATTGTAAAACCATAAATATAGGAAGGATTCCTTGGAATAAGGGTAAAAAAGGCGTTCAAAAAGATTCAGAAGAAACTAAATTAAAAAAAAGGGAATTAATGATTGGTAATATTTTTGGTTTTAAAAGTGGAAAAGATAATTTAAATTATGTTGATGGAAATTGGAAAAAAAAGGCTAATTGTGGTTATTATGTTTTAAGAAGAAAGGCTAGAATAAAGGGTAATGGTGGATCACATAATTATAATGATTGGGAGAACTTAAAAAAAAGATTTGGTTATATGTGTCTTTGTTGTAAAAAATGTGAACCAGAAATAAAATTAACAAGAGATCATATTATACCCATTCATCTAGGTGGAACAGATAATATAGAAAATATACAGCCATTATGCTTGAGTTGTAATAGTAGGAAGTCTATTAAAATTATTAATTATGTCACAACCTTTTTGCGATACTCTGGCGACCCAGAGGATATTCAAACTGAAAAAGAGGATTAGGGCTGTTGCCGGCGGTACTTCGGCTAGCAAAACAATCTCAATTCTTATCTGGTTGATTGACAGGGGACAATCCGGAGAAAATGAAGTAATGACGGTTGTAGCTGAATCAGTACCTCATCTTAAACTTGGTGCTATCAGGGATTTTAAAAGCATAATGCAGAATAATGGCTATTGGGATGATAGCAAGTGGAACGCCAGTAATTTTACATACAGTTTTAAAAATGGAAGCATACTAGAGTTCATTTCATTCGATAAATTTGGCAAAGCTCATGGACCTAGACGCGATATATTATTTGTTAATGAAGCCAATAACTTGGAGTATGATATTGTTGATCAGTTAATTACCAGAACTAAAAAAATAATCTGGCTTGACTGGAATCCAACTTCAGAATTTTGGTTTTATACCGACATGTTAAATAATCGTGATGATATAGATTTCATTACACTGACTTACAAGGATTGTTTAAATGCCCTAGACCAGTCAATCATAGACGAAATTGAAAGCCATAAGAATAATAAAAACTGGTGGCAAGTATACGGCTTAGGTCAATTAGGTGAGATAGAGGGCAGAATTTACAAAAATTGGGCTTTAATAGACGAAATACCCAAAGAAGCCCGTTTAGAGCGTTATGGACTTGATTTCGGCTATTCTAACGATCCTACGGCTATTGTAGCGATATACTACTACAACGGTGGATGGATATTTGATGAAAGGTGCTATAAAAAGGGAATGTCCAATAAAGACATCGTTGATACCATTAAGCAAATGGATGACAAAATGGTGGTAGCTGACAGCGCTGAACCAAAAAGTATTGATGAAATTAAAAGTTATGGCATAAATATTCAGCCTTGTAAAAAGGGTAGGGACTCAGTCCGGCAGGGTATTCAGTTAGTTCAAGACCAACCCATTTCAGTAACTAAACGGTCGGTAAATTTGATAAAAGAATATCGCAATTATCTTTGGGCAACCGACAAGAACGGCAAGTTTATAAAACCTAACGAACCATGTAAGGGTTGGGATCATTTACTTGACGCTATCCGATATGGAATGGAAACACTGGGTAGAATAAAACAAGAACAGCCATATTGGGATAGGGTATGGGAATTAGATAGACAAGGTATTAAAATAAATAAAAATAATTTTAATAAAGGGAAATGAGTAGCGAAATATCTGAACGAAGTATAAGAAGAATGAACGCAAGAACCGATGATAACTATCGTACTAATTGGGATAAAATATTTAATAATAAAGAAAAATATGTCGGACCAATTTCAATGGATAAACGCAAGGGAACGATTTGCTGTTCCTCCAAGAAGACAAGAACCACCTAAACTTGACCTAGAAGCTTCAAAAGCAGCCGGTAAGCCGGTTGCAGTTAACGACCCACGACTTATCAAGGCGGTCGCTAAATGGAAAAAAGAAGACAAAGCAGGTGGCAAGCCAGAAGGAGAATTTGATAACTTCTTACAAAGTGGCAAGCGCCGTGAAGAATTAAGAAAAATATTTAACTAATATGGAAAAAAAGAAAACACCAAACTATAAAATAATTGTGGATGTATTGGGTGATAAGTGGGAATATTCTGGTAAAACTATTGAGAGTGCTTTAAGTAGGTTTGATTTGGATTGGTCAAAGATAAAGACCAAAGGAACAATAACCGTAAAATATCAAGATAAAAAGCATACTCATTTTTATAGTATGCCAAAACTGCGCCGAGTGTTTATGAATAAAATTGCGAAAGCTCAGGCGGCAAAGAATTTAATGATGATGTTGGATGCCGGTAAGGAAACTAATTTGTCAATTTAATATATATGGAAACAATTTTTGACTTCGTAAAAAGTCAAGAAGTAAAATATGAAAATGGTGTAGAATTGGCTGACGGATGGACATGGTCCATGAAAGAACACGTCAATCAGACTTTTTTATATCTTAACAGTCAGTTCACCGATCAGAATGATAATCGGGATTTAAGACCGTTTAAAAATATTGTCTTGCCTTTACTTAATATTCAATATCGCCTAGATGGTTTTGATGTTAAAGATGTTGAATTGTATGTTGATAATCCGGAAGATTATTACAAATCATTGATTATCCGAAAATACCACGATTTATGGTCAAGGGAAAATGGAATTGATACCTTTATTGACGATATGACTGAAAGCTATGCTACCTATGGTGGTGTATTGGTTAGAAAAACAAAGAAATCAAGACCGGAAGTAATTGATTTGCGTTCGCTGGCTTTTTGTAATCAAACAGATATTTTAAACAACCCTTTTGCAATAAAACATGAGATGAGTTTTAGTCAGTTGAGAAAAGAAGCAAAAATAAGAGGTTGGGGAAAAGAGGGTGCGGATATAACAGTTGAAGAATTAATTGAATTGGTTAAAAAAAATGATAAAGATTGTATTGATATTTATGAGGTTCATGGATCAATGCCTAAAGAATGGCTTAATGATGAGGAAGTTTACGATGAAAGCGAAATGGATGTTAATCAAGTTCAGATAGTTGCTTTTTATCAAAGTGAATTTAATGGTCGTCAAGGTGTATGCTTATTTAAAAAAGAAATGCCGGAATTGCCGTTTAAGTTTTTAGCAAGGGATAAAATTTATGGCAGGGCTTTGGGCAGAGGTGGTGTTGAAGAATTATTTGAAGACCAAATCTGGACAAATTGGAACGAAGTTAAGGTAACCGAAATGCTTGACAGTGCTTCCAAGACATTATTTAAGTCTGACGATCCGACATTCAAATCAAGAAATAATATTGCCAATGCCCAAAATAATGAGGTGTTCAGCTTGCAAGAGGGCAGGGATTTAGCGCAGATTGACACTTATCCAAGAAATTTACCGGTATTTAACAATGCGGTTGATAGATTTTTTCAGCACGCTCAATTGCTTGGCGGTGGTCCAGACCCTTTAATGGGTGAAGCACCAACATCCGGCACGCCATTTAAATTATATGAAGCCCAACAGGTTGAAGGCAAAGGAATGCATAAGTATAGACAAGGTAAGTTGGCGGTGTTTATGGATGAATTATATAGAGATTGGATTTTGCCACAACTAGCAAAGGACATAACTGAAGAAAAGACTTTTATGGCTGAATTAAGTCCGGAAGAAATGCAGATGGTAGTTGATAGGGTATTGGTCAATGAAACTAATAAAATGATTAAGAAAATGATTTTATCCTTTCAAGATATTGACCCGGACTTTTTATCTCTTTATCAAGAACAAATTGTTAAAGATATTCAGAAGAAAGGTAACAAGAGATTTTTTCAAATCTTAAAAGACGAAATGAAAGATGTCAGCATATCTGTTTTAACCAATATTGCCGGAAAACAAAAGAACTTAGCATTAATGACTGATAAATTGGTAAACGTTATTAGACAATTTATTGCAACACCACAGTTAAGACAAGACCCGGAAATGATTAAACTGCTTAATACTATTTTAGAGAGTTCAGGACTTTCACCATTAATGCCAGGGTTTTCACCAGTCGCCGCTCAGGCACCACAACAACAGCAAGGCGGAGGACAAACAGGCGGTTTGCAAGGATTATCTCAAGCGGTTAATGCCGGGGCGGAGGCACAACAACAATGAATGAGATTTTAGAAGAAAAATTAAAACAGTTGGCAAATGATCGCCAAATGGTTGAAGCGATAAAGGTTTTATCAAATAAAATTATTGAAGAAAATCGACCGATTGCCGAAAAAACTGATGACAATAAAATTTTAGGTGAGAAATACCGGGCTTATGAGGTGTCAAGAGATATGGTTGAAAAGATAATTAAAGATATTGAATGGCACAAAGAAAATAATCAAAGTTTAAATAAATTTAATAAAGAAAAATAATTGTATGAAAAAGATTTGTATGAAAAATATTTCAATTCTAATTGTAGCAATTTTGGTATCAGCCGTGGTCGGCGGTTTTGTTGGTTATCAATATGCTATTAATGGCTCATCTGACAATTCTTTTAATGTAGGTAGTATTCAAGAAGGACAAGGATATTACGCAACATCATCTCCAATGGACACTACACAAAATGACGGCGTAATTTCTTATAAAGGTGGAATGCTTGGGTCAGTAAACTTGCTTGGTAATAGTAGTTATGAATTTTGTTTATATGACGCTACAACAACAGTTGCTGCTAACAGACCATTGGCTAGACAAGCTACATCATCTGCTTTGTTAGCTTGTTTCGATTCAGCAAGTCTAACTGTTAGTTATGTTTTTGATGCCATAACCTATGATGGTATTTACATTGATTATAAATCAGGCAGAGGAACAACTACAATTACATATCGATAATTAAGTTTAAATATAAAATTATGCTAAAAGACGCAAAAATGCCTTCTTTGGCTGATAAATTGGCTATTGAGGCCGAGGAATTAGTCAAAAAAGTTAAAGAAATTAAAAAGAGAGGAAGTGGTCGACCCTCAATAAAAAGAAAGGAAAAAGTATATGGGAAAAAAAGTAAATAAAAGCGGATTGAAGTACTACATTGTTATTGGGGTTTTAGGAGTATTCGCCGTTGGCGGATTAATTCTAGCCGGAGCGGATGCCGTATCGACTGTAATTAATGTCAGTGGTGATTATAATTTCAATGAATCTGAACAGGTAGCAGAACCTATTATTAATGATGAATTGGGTGCTTTTCCAGGTGGTGATATTTATACGCCTGTAAATTTCAAGGATGAATTGATTACAAACGGATCAATCAATATCCCTTTGAATTGGGCGCAGTCAACATCAACCGGAGTTGGTACTCAATATCTAGTATTAGGTAAATATCAGTATAAGGGAACGGATACTTTGGTTTGTAATGGAAGTGGAAATGGTTCAACCATTTATGTGAGTGGCGTTGTTCCTTATACCGCCAGTTATAGGCTAGGAACTACTACTTGTCAGACGGCTACCTCAAGAACATGTGGAGATGGTACTACCAGTTTTACCGCTACAACTTCACAGGGAATTATCACAAAGGTACAAGTTGCTACATCAACCGCTACTGATACATTGAATGCCGATGATAATGAAGGTGATTACGCAAGGGAAGCATTTACACTTTCAACAAATGATTGGGTAATTGTAACCTTTGATTTTAGTACCAGCTCATTTTCAACTTCAACAATGCCAACAACTGCCGCTCAGGGATTAACTGCTACTGGATACGCTAAGATTAATTGTCAAAACGCAAAATAAATAGACACAAAAGTCGTTAAAATGATTTAGGGAATAAACCCTTTAGAAATTAATAATAGACAAAACTATGGAAAATGAAGAACAAGGAGAAAACCTTGAAACAAATCAAGAGCCTGTTGAGCAAGGTGATGTAGATATTGAAGAAATTAGAAAAGAAAATGAAACTTTAAAAGCTCAAAAAGCTCACTGGAAAAAAAAGTATGAGGAGGCTTCTACCAGGTCTGAAGAGACAAAAGAACAGCCTCAAGAGAAATCCGAAACTCTAGGAAATGAGGAATCAAGCGAGCCAAGTTATAACTTGCGACTTGATAGACTTACATTAAGATCAGAGGGAATCACCAATTCAGATGACCAAGATATGGTTATTAAAGAGGCAAAAAGGTTAAGTCTTCCAATCGAAGATATTATTAAGGAGGACTATATTAAGTCAAGACTTAAGAATTTATCTTCCCAGCGGGAAGCTGAAGCCGGAATGCCTGACGGAAGTGGTAAAACAACTAGCGGTGCTAGAAGCTCAGTTGATTATTGGTTGAATAAAAAAGATGGAGATGGCTTTGCACTACCAGCTGACCCAAAGTTAAAAATTGAGGTTATTAATGCAAGAATGGAACAGGAAAGACGAAAAAGAGAATTTCCTGATTAAAAATAATTTGGAAGTTGGCGCTTGATTATTAACTAATCTAAATTAAAAAGAAATGGCAAACACAATTGTCTGAGCTTATTACGGGCAATTAAAATCTCTACTGATTAATGGGGAAACTCCTTATGGGACAACCCTCAGCAAGCAGGCAAACAGCCGTGCAGCTGCAGAGACTGAGTGTAGAGACTCTCTAGTTATGGGTGGGAGAAGCGACAGTCCGAGCTCTATGGAAACATAGAGAGGTAGACAGAAATGTTCTATCCGTACACTAAAATTGAGATTGATTTATGGCTTAGTCTGTGATATGATAGACATATAATTAATAATATAATTGTATGTTTGATAGAAAGAAAAGTGATAAAAAATATTATGAAAATCATAGAGAAAGATGTAGAGATGCTGAACGCAGGTATAGGAATAAACCAGAAGTTAGAGAAAGATTATTGGAAAAGCAAAGAGAAAGAAGCAAACAATGGTATGCTAATCCTGAAAATAGATTAAGGAGAAAAAAGTATAACAAAGATTGGTGGCAAAGAAAAATTAAAGAATTAGAGGAAATGGTTGGTAGGTCTAAGCCGAGTAAATGTGAAATATGCGGTGGAAATGGTCAAATATGTTTTGATCATTGTCATAAAACTGGAAAGGCAAGAGGGTGGATTTGCATGAATTGTAATACTATTCTTGGAAAAGTTAATGATGATGTTGAAATTCTAAAAAAATTAATAAATTATCTCAATAGTGTAAAGTAACAAAATGGGAATAAGCAGTCCTACGAAGCCAAGGTTAGGGAAAGATTGGGAACGCCGACAAGTTGGAGAGATATTTTAAATGTAAAATTCTCTAATTCAAGAACTCTCAATGGTTCTTACATGTCGACTGAACCATCAGTCCAAACTGGTACTCGTGGAACAGCTTACGCTTATCAAGATTTGGTATTGACTGAAGAAACTATCACAATCAATCAATACAGGAATCTTCCTATATTTATTGATGAAGCTGATAGAGCGCAGCAATCTTACCTTGACGCAATGGAAATTGCTGAATTTCAAGGTGAAAAAATTAATGAATACTTGGAAGCTCAAATGCTTGCACAACATGCAAGTTGGACTGACTTCGGTGCTGGCGACTTAGCCAACACATCAACTGACGACACCACTCAGATTACAGTTTCAGCATCTAATGTTGATAATATTATTCGTGCTTTAAAGAGAAAAGAAAACGCAAACAATTTAGTTAATCGAGCCGTTAAACATGGTCGATTTATCGTGTGGCGTGCCACCGATATGGAGCTTTTGGAAGCTTTTGTCCAAGCCAATGGTTTTGACACAGCTGACATGGCTCTAAAGAATGGATTGCCTGCTGAAAAAGCTTTCAATTACATGGGAGTTGACCACTACTTGTCAAATTCTCACACAGATAATCATGTTTATGCCGGTGTTAAGAAATCAGGAGATATTGGTATCTTAACCGCTACTTGGGGTAAGGTAAAAATGATTGAAGATCCTGCTGGACCTTCCGATGGTGGTTCAACCAACGCTTTATCCGGTCTTGGTATTCCAAGCCGTGTAGATTATGGTTGGGATTTCCCTACTCAATTAGCAGAAGGAAATATCGATTTGAACGTTGCTTAGTTTTTTTACTCAGGGGATTAAATATCCCTTGGGATAAAAAAATTAACTTAAAAATATGAAATATTACGAGCCAATTGGGGGTGAAAGTATTATCGATATGATTAATAATATCTGTAATACGACTAACCAAAGCTATCCAAACAAAGAAAAGGTAATGAATATTAACAAGGGTCTTGATGAATATTGGTTTATTGCCACAAATTCAGCACCAAGAGGAAGTGTTGACGATACAAACAATAGCGCAATTTCGATTCAAACAACCAATATAGTCGCAGGGACAAATGGCTATAAAATAAGTGATTTTACCGACAATGTTTTAAACATTTTAAAAGTATCAGTATTAACTGATGACGGCATTGAAAATGATTTGGAATATCAAGAGTTTGAGGATATTTATGAGTTTAATGAGGAATATTCAACCGATACGGCAGATAGGGGTAATCCCGCTTACTGGACAAAGATTGGTGATTTCATATACTTAGCGCCTTGCCCGAATTATAGTGAAACCAATGGCTTAAGGGTTTATGTTGATAGGGCTTTGGATAAGCTAACCTATACATCTTTTACTCTAACAATCGCAACGCCGGGCGTGGCAACCGCAACAGCTCATGGATTATCAAATTCCGATGGGCTTTTATTGATGACTGACGGAGCTTTACCAACAGGGCTAACGACCGAAAGTACGATATATTATGTTAGTGGAAAAGCAACCGATACTTTTAAATTATCAACTACTCCTGGATTAGTTGGTACTACTGAAATAACTACATCCGGAACTCAATCAGGTACGCATAAATTTGTAAAGGTAAGTGGTGAACCGGGTATTCCGGTTATACATCATGATTACTTAGCAAGATACGCCAGTTATTGCTTTATGGATCAAGCACACCCGCAATTCGCCAAAATAGCCCAAAAAATAGCCCAAGATAAAATGGATATTCAAGATTATTGGGAAAAACAAAATAGATTAAGTAATTCAGTTATTAGACCGGCGGGGAGGGCGTATAAATAACATGGCAAGTAAAGGACAACAATCTTTAGTAATTCAAGCGCCAAGACAAGGAATAGCACCTAGTCCACACTTAGGTTTTGCCGATATGCAAAATATTGATATTGATAGCATTCCCGGAATTATCAAACTGAATACAATTTTGGAAAAGAAATCAGGAACGACTGTTGACGCTCAGGTTAAGTGGATGGTAAAAAATCCTGCTAGTCCATCCAATTTATATGCTTTAGATAGTAATGGTTCAGTTTATAACTCATCTGATAGTGGTGCAACTTGGGCGGAATTAAGCGACCGAGAGGGTGAGGGTGAAGGTTTAGCAGTCTGGAAAGATTATTTGATAGTCAATGATGGCGATAAATTAGATACTTATGGTCCATTAAGTGGTGCGCCGGCTTGGACTGATGATTGGCAATCAACACCACAAGATGACGGAGTATGGGGTCCAATGCTTGTTAGTAAATTAGATGGTAATTTATATATTGGTAATGGTCGTTATATATCATCAATATCAGAAAATAGCGGGCAAGATTTTGTACCCGGTACAACTGCTAGTTTTACATATACATCACAGGCTTTAACTTTACCCGAAGATTATCGGATAAAATGTTTAGCTGAACTAAACAACAATTTAATGGTTGGTACTTGGCAGGGTACAAATATCTATGATAACAAAATTGCTGATATTTTCCCTTGGGATGGTTCTTCAGAAACTTATAATAATCCTATACAGTTAAATGAAAATGGTATTAATGCCATGATTAATATTGCCGGTAATTTATACATTTTAGCAGGTCTAGGTGGTAAGATTTATAAGTCAAATGGCGTTCAAGCATGGGCAATTGGTGAAATACCTTTATCGGTTGCAAATATTGACGGTGGAAAATATCTTGAGCCGTTTCCTGGTGCAATAATGAGTTTTAAAGATAAGTTATATTTTGGCATAAACAGCAACTCAACATCTAACATGGGTATTTATAGTTTAATGGAAACTTCAAGCGGGAATATTGTCAACATGGAACATTCAATATCAACATTGACAACTGGTGGGACTAACCCTTTAATTATTGGCGCTTTACTTGGAATTACTCGTGATCAATTCGTTTGTGGCTGGAGGGATAACGCTACTTATGGAATAGATAAATTAAGTACAACATCTTTTGCTTATTCAACAAATTATTCAGGTTTTTTTGAAAGTGCATTATATCAGGTTGGAAGCTATCTTAATTTAATGCAATTCACTTCAATGGAGTTTATTTTAGCAAAGGAATTGGCAACCAGCGAGGGTATACAAATAAAATACAGAATAAATTTAACTGATGATTGGACAACTCTTGGCACATACACAACAGCAAATATTGGAAGTGGCAAAACCTCGTTTAGAGAAAATCAAATAGCTATACCTCCCTGTGAACAATTACAGATAAGGGTTGAGTTTTTAGGAACATCAACAACTACGCCTGAATTTAAGCAATTAATTTTAGTCTAATGGATATTAAAGATAATCCTTATGTAAATTATATCCCTATTGATTCAGATGCTAGTGGAATTGATAATAATTCGGGTATGGGAATATCAGCTACTCCAAGTACCAATTCTTCTGGTGTGGTTAAAGACGGTTCAACCGGAACAATGATTGGAATAGATTTAAGGGGTTCTGGTGGTGAAATCTTAAATGACGAAAGTGTTATAAAGCTTTTACAAGAAATATACGGTGATGGTTCAGATGGTGATGTTGTTATAACTAGCGATACCGATTTAACAGATGACAAGTATTATAATAGTTTAACAATTGAAAATGGTTCTTATTTAAAAACAAATGGATATAGAGTTTTCATTAAAAATAAACTTGAAATAGCACCAAATTCCAAAATTGGTTGGGAAGGAAATTCAGGTGGTAATGGTGGAAGTGTTGCAACCGGTTCTCAGTCTGGTGGTGCAGGTGGTACAGCAGGGGCTGTACTGGCTGACGGTTATTTAAGTGGTTCTCCAGCCGGTAAAGCAGGTGGGGCAGGTGGTAATGGTGGTAATGATGTAACATTGGTTGGACCACCAGGTGTTGCCGGTACAAATGGAAATAATGGTGAAGCAAATTCTTTAGGTAATGACGGTTCAGACTCAGGAAAAGGTGGTAATGGAAAAAGTACCTTAGCTACTGCTGGTGGAGCAGGTGGCGCTAAAGCTACTGGTGGAACAGAAGGTGTGTCGGCTACGATTGTACCTCACAATGCATTCCTTGCGATTAGAATGATTGATGAAAGTACAATTGGAAGTCCGGCTGCCTATTCTGCAAATGCTTCAGGGGCTTCAGGTGGTGGAGGAGGAGGTGGCGCTTATTCATCATCCGATGGTAATGGCGGAGGTGGTGGTGGAGGTTCAGCATCTCCGGGTGGTCTTGGTTTTATATCAGCAAAACAAATAGTTAATCATGGTTCAATATCTTATAATGGCGCTAATGGCGGTAATGGCGGTAATGGCGGTAGTTATACTGGAGGGAAATATGCTGGTGGTGGAGGTGGTGGCGGAGGCGCAGCCGGAAATGGTGGATATTTTGTATTAATATATAATGAATATGGCGGTTCTGGCACAAAATCAGCCGATGCAGGTTCAACTGGTCTTGGTGGAACTAAAGGAACAAGTTTACCTGGTCTTGACGGTGCAGTTGCAACAGACGGTGATGATTCTATTGCTGGAACAGGTGGAACTTTTATTGAATTAAAATTATGATAAAATATTTAATTGTAAGAAAAAAGAATAATCGTATTTGTTCGATCAGTGATAATGAAAATATAGTTGATGATAAACTTTTATTACAGGTTGAACATGATTTGACACAAGAGGAATATGACAAATTGGAATCAACTAATGCCGGATATTATAAAGACGGAAAAATAGTTTTTAACGAATTTGGAACAAAAATAAGAAAAGAAAAGTTGAAAAAAATAAAGGATAAAATAAACAATGCTACTTCGGTTAATTCAATGAAAAAAGAAATAATTGATTTAATAAATTTGATAAAATAATATGGCAACAACTCCTAGTGGATTAAATATAGCTGATGCGGAAGCGTTAAGTAAGCAATATCAACAAACCTTACCAAATTTACA